AGCCGCCGACTCTGCACAGACAGCGTGACAGTGTAACCTTGTAGCAGTGGCGAGAAGTTCCGATTTAGTATCCATGATTCATTCTCCTAATAAAAGGTTGATAAAAGGCTTTGCCTCTGCAGAGCTACACTTCATAGCAACGCCAAGAGCGCAGCAACGCCAAGAGCGCAGCAACGCCAAGAGCGCAGCAATCCTAAGTCGTTCCGATACTGCGATTTACGTTCAGGAATATAGCTTGCGAATATGCGCAATTGAAGCTTCAGACGGGTCGACCTGCACGAATTTGAAGTCAGGATTCGCACCGCGCATCTCCGCCGCCACCTTAGCGAATGGCGTATCTGAGCGCCAGAGCGTCACCAAGGTATCGGTCTCCATAATCGAATTAACCAGCGGATCATAACAAACAATACACCAAATGCCTTCAATAACTGCGAGATGAATCGTGGGAGTCTCCATGATCTATTCTCCTAATAAAGAGTTGATAAAAGGCCTTGCCATTGCAAGGCTCTATTATAGTTTACACTATAAACTACCAAAGTCAAGGGAAAAATAAAATAAAAACACAAATAACCAAAATCCCGTAGTAATACGGGTATAAAGCAGGAGAACAGCATGGCAAAAAAATACGAACTAACACCCAGACAACTACGATTCTGCGCAGAATTCCCAAAAGACGAAAATCGCACCCACGCTGCTATAAGAGCCGGTTATGCAGAAGCAGGTGCGCATGTAACCGGCCATCGACTGTTGAAGCTGCCTAAAATCCAGGCATATCTGAAGAAAACACGCGATAAAATGGCTTTGCAGGCCGAACGGACCGTGGCGGGCGTTGACACGATGTATCAGCGGGCCTATGATCTGGCCATGGAACTCAAGCAGCCAGCAGCCGCTACTGCCGCTGCAAGGGGTATTGCGCGGCTTTACGGGCTGGATGTAGATGTAAAGGCTGGTTCTGAGCTTGATATTGAGCTTTCTGCGAAACAAAAGGCCCTGGCAGCTGAGATAGTCAGGGCGGCTTACAAGCCTGATGGTCCTCGGCTCAAGCAGGCATAACCCGACATTCTGGATAAGGGGTCAAAATGGCCAAATCTATTACCCCCGTATTTCTGGCACTTTGCCGCATTTTTGAGCCAAAAACGCAACTGGAATTGATTTTCTTCTTTCTTGAGACCCGCGTTTTTGGGCTGATAATAGGGGTGGCGGAGGTTCAGCCACTGGCTTCACGTTGGCCGGACTCCGCTGGGCCCCTGATTCAGCCCCGATTTACCCTCCGAGCAGGCCGCCAGACGCCGCCTAACAGCCGAACTCAGGCCCGCCCGTACCATTCATACCCCCTACATTCCAGACATTCTACATCCAGCGGGCTGTATCATATAATACAGCCACATCGGTCAAGTACGTCCAGAATGGCGGGGCAAACAGGGGGTAAACCACTGGCAAACAGCCAGCAAGCCCGCCACGGATCAGCCGTTCACAGGCCATCCCCTGCTACCGGGCGGCAGGGGGCATTACACAGCAGACCAGCCCCTACCGCAGCGCCACGACGACCACAGGCGGCAGGGGGGGGGGTTGAAAAGCCATTACCCCCCAACCCACCGGGGGGACGCGCAAGTCATTACCCTCCCTGAATTTTATATTGCGTGACCATTACACCCCATTCATGACCCATGATAGCGACGTTGGTTATGTTATACAGTAGGTATTGTGAAGAAGTTGCGTTGTTTATATGTTGAGTTGTATGGTTTCAACGTTTACTACATACGTTGTTCTCATTCGGAGTACAATGTTCATATTAAGCGTGAGTTTGGTTGCAGGGCTCCGGTTGTTGATTTGCTTTGTCGTGGCAAGTTTGAAGTTTATGAGAGGGATAGTGTACTGATAGGTGTAATATGGTTACATCCCGGCTCTGATATTGGTCATTTGGTGCATGAGTGTTTTCATTGCGTTCATTATTTTCTTGACTATAAGGGTTTGGTTTTATCGAGTAGTTCTGAGGAGGCGTATGCCTATTTGCTTGAGTATCTTCTTAACAAGACGAGTGTAATACTGAGAGGTCGGTTATGACATTAAGTCCTCTTGAGGTTGCTTCAACTGATGTTGGTTGGTGGGCTGACAAGTTATACAGTATTCGTTTACAGGGTGGTATTTTCAGTTTTCGGGACCATGAGTATCAGTTGGAGCCTATGCGTAGTCGTGTTCGTCGCAAGTGCATTATGAAGGCTACGCAGGGCGGTTATACTGAGATAGAGGTATTGGACAGTTTACATGGTATGATATTTCGTCATTTACCTAAGGGGGTCTTGTATTTGTTTCCTACTACTGATGACGTTGGTGATTTCAGTAAGAGTCGTTTTAATCCTTTGATTTTGTCTAATCGTGAGGCGATTGGCAAGTACGTCAAGTCTGCCGGGAAGGGTACTGACACGGCGAGTTTGAAGAAGATACATAACGCTTTTTTATACTTACGTGGTGCTCGTTTGAGTCAGAAGATTTCGGATATGAACGAATCGTCGAAGTTGAAGAGTATACCTGTTGACCGTGTGGTATTTGATGAGGTTGACCACATGGATGATGCTGTTTTAGGCAAGGCTCGTGGTCGTATGGGTCACAGTTTATTGAAGGAGGAACGCTATTTATCGAATCCTTTGGTTCCCGGCGAGGGTATTGACAAGATATTTTCATTATCTGACCAGCGTCATTTGTTTCGTCGTTGCGGTCATTGCAGTACCTGGACTTGTGCGGAGTTATCGTTTCCCGGCTGCGTCAAGGTAAAGGATGGAGTGGGTTTTATCGGTTGTGACAAGTGTGGCGAGCCGGTTCCTTTCAATAACGGCGCCCAGATAGAATGGGTTCCGTCGTGTCGCGACAATTCCGATTACATGCACGGTTATCGTTGGAGTCAGTTGACGAGTATATATCACGATCCGTACGAGATTTTATGTGCATATAATGAGCCGCCGGAAGGCAATTTAGGTGATGTTGTACGTTTGCGGCTTGGTCTGCCTTATATTGCCGCCGAGGACCGTTTAACGATTGCCGAGGTCTTGAATTGCTGTGGCTCTGATATGACTTTAGACCGGCATAGAGGTCGTTGTGTCATGGGCGTTGACGTTGGCAAGATAAAACATGTCGTAATTGGTATCAAGACGAACAGAGGTCAATATCAGCTTTTCAAGACAACTTCATTATCTGGATGGGACGACATACATGACCTTGCTCGTCGTTTCAATGTTAGGAATACCGTGGTTGATATTCGTCCTTATGAGGACAGCGCCCGGATATTCCAGAAAGACGCGCGTAAGTACGGCAACAAGGTATATTTATGTGAATACAAGGAGAATCAGCCGCAGGACGCTATATACAACGACCTTACAGGCATTGTAAGCGTTAATCGAACGGAGATTTTCGACGCTACTCATCGGCTTATTACTACCGAAGGCGCGTTGACTATCCCCCGTAGATGCCCGGAAACCGCCGAGTTTGCCCGTCAGGTATGCCGCGCCTATAAACTATTGGAAACGAACAAGCGGACAGGTCAGAGGATATATAGATATAAAGGCTCTGATGAACATTTCAGAAATGCCTTGAATTATTTTCTATTGGCTGGTAGAAAGAGTCCTGTATCGGGCCGTCGCACCCGTCGTAACCGTCAGAAGTTTGCGAAAAGGAAATGATATGGCTGGATTATTTTCAAGACCAAAGACTATCAAGCCGCCGCCAATTGCGCCGCCGCCGCCTCTTCCGCAAGTTGACCAGCAGGTTGGCGCCCGGGCTCGGCGCGCCCGACCCCGTGGTCGGCGTGATACTTTCCTTACCGGAGATTTGATACCGGCCGAAGACGAACTCAAAAAGAAACGTTTAGGGTAAACTTATGAGCCAGAAATTCAGACGAGGTGATGTAGTACAAATAGGAGCGGATACAAAAGTGGTCGTTATAGGGTCCTACAGCGATATGTTTGGAGGCAGTGATGATACCAGTTATATGGTGAAATCCTGTGATACGGGAGCGGCGTCCGCGTGGCATGACGAACGTAATTTGACTTTGCTTTTTCACGGCGGAGGAATATATATCGAAGAATTGGAAGAGGCACAAAGGAAAAGAAAGATTGTCGAAAGTGACCTTACATGGATTGTCAAGAACTGGAAACGATTGCGCTTCGATAATATACCTCATGCTTCTATGGACAAACTGATGTCTCTTATCGGGATAAAGCGGCCGTGGGGCGCAAATGGCGAAGGAATTGATTATGTATATCATGTAAGGTACACATTGAAAGTTCTTGATGATATTCTAATGACCGGTGACATTGATAAAGTCAAGCAATTCATTGAAGACTTCAGACTCAAGGAGCAATCGTGCCAGACGATAGAGCAATAGAATTAATTTCTTTGTATAATCACGAAGTTGGCAAATCCGCCAATTTCAGGAACCTCTATCAGAGTGTCGCCGACCTCATGTTCCCCCGTGAGAGCAATATCGTTACACAAAAAAGCGCCGGTAACGAGCGTGGCGAAGATATAATCGACCCGACCGGGGTAATGGCTGTTTTCGAGATCGCTTCCGGCCTGTCTGTGAATCTATTCCCGCCCGGACAAAGATTTTATAACATTCTCATGTCGGACAGGAAATTAAACGAAATAGAAACCGTCAAACGAGCACTGGGACTCATAACCGACATATCACATGAACAACGTGCGCGCTCGAACTTTATGCTACAGGCCAATAATTCACTTATGGCTATTGCCGCTTTTGGTACGTGCAATACGTTTTCCGAATGGGTCCCCGGCATAGGCCTCAACTACAAAGACCATGATGTAGGACAATACGTTATCATGGAGAATAATAAGGGCCGCATCGACAGCGTTATACTGCGCTATCAGTTCACTGTCAGGCAGGCGTTTCAGGAATGGGGCGATAAAGCGGGCGAAACAGTTGTCGAACTGATGAAAAACGAGAAGAAACGTAATGATGTTTTGTGGTTCCTCAGGGTTGTCAGGCCCAGGGACGAACGTAATAGGAATCTTACCGATTCCACTAATATGCCATTCGAGTCGATAGATATAAACATCAAAGACAGGATTATATTAGACGAGGGCGGATTCGAGGAATTCCCCTTTGCTGTGGCGCGATGGACGCAATCATCGGGTGAAGTATGGGGAAGGGGGCAGGGAACAATGGCATTGCCCGCTGTCAGGGCCTTACAGACCGAACGCCGGGACCTGATTGAATGTGGTAATAAGTGGAATAACCCACCTATGGAGGTCCATAGTGATTTCGAGGGCGAAGTAAACAAGGCCGCCGACGCTCTCAATTGGGTACCACAAATGGGTATGATAAAGGCCATCGACGAGGGTGTACGCGGGAATTTTCCAATCAGTAAAGATATTGTCGAAATGGACCGCGATGAAGTAAAGAAGATTTTATTGAATGATGTTTTCATTCAACTCCGCGACCTGAAAGGCGACCGCAGGAATGAACTGGAAATACGCGCACGGTTAGCGGAAGGATTACAAAGGCTCGGAACCGCCTACGGCAGACTGCAAGATGAATGGCTTACACCACTTGTAACACGAGATATTATGCTGCTGCTCAGGAACGGTCAATTACCGCCCCTGCCGCTGGAAATGCAGGGGTTGGCATTCAAAGTCGAATATGTCGGCAGATTAGCTATGGAACTCAAGAGCCAGCAGTCGGTCGGATTCCAGCGATGGGTGGCGGCAGGCGCTGAAATGGAAAGTGTATTCCCCGGTACTACGGATAATA